TGTTCAAAATTTTGGTCTTTTTTTTGATTTTCTGCAGTTATTTTATTTTCTAAAAACTCTTCATCTATTTCAACTTTATCTTTTCTTTCTCCTTCAGCCATTCTAATTAATTCTAAAAGTTTTGTAGAGTTACCGCCTGCATTATCAGCTAATGTTTTATATTCAGGATTATCTATAAAAGTACCACTATCAATCATATTTCTTACTGTATCGTCATCAGCAATTTTTTGCTTTCTAGCATCGGCTGCTATTTGTAATGGTTCTATTTTTTCATCACGTTTTTTTAATTCTGCATCAATTTCTCCAACATTAGCAAATGGATTTATTGACTGCATTGATGCATATGTATCTCTTTGGTTTTGTGCTTGTTGCAGTTGATTAATAGCACCTGAACCAACACTACCTGAAAAATCTATACCACCTAATGTAGCATAATTACCCATACCCAAAGCTTGAGATTGAGCTTGAGGGCTTATAAGAGTATTTAATTCAACAAGACTTAATGTTTCTGGATTTATTCCTTGAGCTTCTACATATGCTCTAGTTCGATCATCTAATAATCCACCGGGAGCAAACCTTCTCAATAAACCGCCCATACGAGCCATAGGAGGCTGTTGTGCTAACATTCTAGGATCTACATTAGATTGCATATCTTGTGGCATCATAGGAGGTTGTGCAGGCATATTAGCCATCATATTAGGATCCATCATATTAGGATCCATTGTATTAGGATTCATCATATCAGGGTTCATCATATTAGGATTTGATGCTTGTTGATTTTGACCTAAAGCTCTATTAATTAAATTATCAATTACAGTAGGTTGATCACCTTGAGTAATAGGAACATTGCTACGAACTCTTTCTCTATCTTTTAATTCAGTAGCAGCTAGTATTGCTTGTATACCTTCATCTTGAGTTAGTGCGGCTAAATCTTGATCGCCTAATCGAGAAACTTGTTCTGCCATTTTAATTAAATTTTCAATAGCCATTGTTTAACCCATTCCTTGAGACATATTATATGCCCCTAAACCCATGTTTAACATTTGAGCGTAAGGGTTAGGTGGCGGTGCATATGTTGAAACATCAGAAGATGTAGGTGCATTACCCAAACCTTGTAATAACGAATTATAAAAAGAAAGAGATTGTCTAGGCGCATCTCTTTGATTGGTAAAGTCTCTATAAGCTTGATCAAGATACGATTGATTCATTGTTTGCTGGTCTATACCAACACCTCTTAATGCGTTTAAACGAGCTAAATCTAAGCCTTGTTCTTTACCTGCAATATCTGGAAGCATACCTGCTGCTCTTAGTTGTGCATCCAATCCACCAAAATAACCTTTTTGATTAGCTAATTGAGCTTGCATGTCTTGCGCTCCCATAGCTTGTTGAGCTTGCTCGCCCATTTGGAAAGCACTTAATCCCATTTTACCTTCAGCTTGTCTTGCTAAATCAGATAATTTTTGACCTTCCATGCCTTGCATACCTGCTGCTCTCATGGCTTGATCTGAAGCTTGTTGGGCAGCTAAAGACTGTTGACCTGCAGCTCTCATTGCTTGGTCTGACATTTGTTCAGCGGCTAGATATTGTTGCCCTGCAGAACGACCAGAAACATCTTGTAATTCACGCGCTCTCATTGCTTGTGCTATATCTTGACCTGCTAAACCGGCTGATGATGCATAAGCTTTTTCTAGTTGCTGTGCCTCTGTATCTGCTAATCTATCCTCAAAGTCTCTTCTAGCTGATTGATTTTCTAGTATAGCTCTACTGCCGCCAAAAGCGCCACGTTGAGCTTGCTGTAACTCACGTTGAGTTTGCGCTTCATTAAATCTATCAGTAGTTCTTTTTTGTAATCTATCTAATACATTTTCTGTATATGGATTTTGATATTGCCCCATACGACTAGCAACAGTTTCTTCTTGAAATTGATTGCCTTGATAAGTAGGATTTACTTGTCTACCTTGATAGGCAGAATCTATCTCCCTGCCTTGATATTGTGAACCAATATTTCCAGCTTGATAACTTTGCATTGGTGTACCGGCTTGATAACCAGAGTTTACTTGAGGTACATTCAATCCTCCAGCTATACCCATTGCTGTGTTTCTAGCTTGAGCTATTCCCGGCATTTGCCTGTCATTTACAGCTCTAATACCTGCGTATGCATTTTGTTGATCAGGTGAAAAGCCTGATATACGTTGACCTTCATATGGAGTATATCCTTCGCCAAGAAGTGCTTCTGCACTCCTCATCATATTCATATAATACGGTTTAGCGTATGGATCTAATTTATTTTGCGTTACAGTAGACGATACTTGTTGTCTACTTGAAGGCTGACTACCACCACCACCCATTATTTATCTCCTTAATTACTTACAATTTTAAGAGTTGGAGTTTCTATTTTAACATTTTTATCTAAATCTTTAGACATAATAACAAACTCTTCTTTCCAACCTTTCTTTTTAAAACTAGGAACCCAACCTTTTCTACCTATTATTTCTACTCCATCACAACCAATTGATTCAGCAAAACTTTTAATGCTTTTATAGATATCATCAAACCATTCATCTAAACGACTTCCTGCACAATTTTGTGCAACTAAATTACGTTTACGAGGATATTCAAATACCTCGGTTGTTAACATTGCAACTATTTTATAGTCTTGTTCTTCATCCCAAACAATCCAAAGTTGTTGTTTGTTAATTAATAGATCATGCAATATATCTATAGCTTCAAATCTTTCGTGACTTCTAACTATTAACTTATCTAGTAATGGTTCAACTTGTGACCAAATAGGCCCTACAAATTGTTGTGGAACCATTGAAGATATTAACATTATATTCTTTTCTCCATCATTTCTAATAAATTACCGTTTAAACGTTGTGGCTGTATTGGACTTCCATTTTTTGCAATTCTTACATTGTTAATTAAATTATCTAACATATTAGCACCTTCGTTAGTGCTTCCATCGCCTATAGATGAAACTACATCTGCAGGCATTACATATTCATCTCTTGAAACTAAAATAGGTTCTTTGCCATCAATGTTTGCAGGTATAACATCATCCATACCTCCGCCACTACCTTGCAATAAACCTTCAAATGCTGATAAGCCACCAACGTTTTCGTTTAAACGTCCTCCATCAGCTTTTCTAGCACCACCTCTACCACCTCTACCACCTGCTCCTCTTGGTCTATCTTGTTGAGCTTGATACCTAGCTGATGGTGCACTTGCAAAGAAATTTGCAAATCTTTCATTAGGATCTGCTCGCATATCTTGTCTTTCAAAAGGATTTTGTACTATATTTGTTGGTACAGGTTTATTTGTTTGTACAGGACTATAATGATTTATTAACTGAGCTGTTTCTTGTGGCTGTCCACCTTGATCTCCACCTTGTGGAGCAAACAAATTTCTAGGAGGATTTGCTAAATCTGGATTTGCCGATATATCTACTGGAGGAGTATATATTTCACGCTGCATTTGTGAAGGTGCTGAGTCATACAAATCTCTTTCAAATGGATCACCTCTATCAATTATTTGTCCTTCTACTGGAATTTCTGTAGGTGTTGGTGTAAATCCACCAGCGCCTTTAGATGGTCTACTATTTGAATTTGGATTTCCTTGTCTTTCAGAAGGATTTCTATTTCTGTTCTTACCGCCTTGAGATGCCCCTATATTTGATGGAGCGGATGGCGCTTGACGATTTCTATTTTTACCACCTTGAGATGCGCCCATAGGTTGTCCGTAGCCCATTTGAGGTTGATTGTAGCCCATTTGAGGCTGATTATATCCCATTTGAGGCTGATTATATGCCATAGGCGGATTGTAACCACCATATTGATAAGAAGGTTGATTGAAAGAAGGTTGAGGATTATACATAGATTGATTTGAAAACCCTCTTATTCCAGAAGGTGCACCATACATAGGCATCATAGGTTGTGAGTATTGATTGTTAAATTGACCGCCCATTTGAAATCTTCTTATCTCTTGATCGCCATCAATTAAACCTCCATTAGCCATTGCTCTCTGTATTCTTGGATCCTCAAAAGGAGGCATTAAAGAATCTTCTGGTGACTGCAAATCATAAGCAAATCGATTTTGAAAATAGTTATGCTCTGGATCAATTCCCGGACGATATCCTTCTGGAGCTGGTGTAAAACCTCTATCTCTTAATATAGCTCGTCTGTACGGATCTTCTTCGTTCTCTTCGTTTATTTCAGAAAAATCATAATCTGGAACTGATGCAGCCATTCCTGATATTCCCGGAACTACACCAGTAGCAAGTGTTCCTGTTTTACCAAATAAATTTTCAGGATTAATAATTTCTTTTCCTGCTGCTCCTAACGAACCCATAATACCTTTTGGTGCTGCTTTTGCTGCTTCTGCTGCTGCTACTTGTGCTGCTGTTAAAGTGCTTTGCTTTGCTACTTCTCCTGCTGTGCCTTTTACTAAACTACTAAGTATATCTTTACTACCTGTAGCTACAGGAATACTTGAACTTACTGCTTCTGTAACACCTTTAGCTGCATCACCTACAGCCGTAGCGCCTGAAAACAGTTTTCCAGCTACACCACCTAACAAACCACTCATCAGTCCTGATGTTATACCTTTTTTAAGACTGCCTGTTTCTATTGTAGTTCCTAAACCAGAACCAATAGCGCCAGCACCTAATGCACCTAAACTACCTAATAAAGTTCCTGCTCCTGCTGTAGCACCTAAACCAGAACCTAGTAAACCTAAAAGCAATGGCAAAAATGCTTCTGGTTGACCTGTATCTGGATTAGTAGTTAATTGCCCACCCGGAACGAGAGAAGCTAAACCTGATACTTCTGCTGGGTTCATGTGAACCAGCATGGTATCTCCAAAACGACCTTTATCTGCTAATGACTCAGCCATTGGTTGCATAGGTTTTACCATGCCGCCACGATTCATCATTTGCATTTGATTGTCCGATTTAATTAATTGTCTAAAATCTTCCATTGCCATATTAAATCTCGCTTTGTTTAAACATTTTTATGATACCTCAAGTATAGAAACATATACATCAAAATAATTTGCTGTCTCTGCAGTCATCTTTAATATATCTGCTTCATCTAATATTATATTTTCGCCATTGACTAAAAAACCTTTTTTTGTAACTGCAGCAACATCAACTAAATCAAAAACTTTTGTAACTGATGCAGAGGTATCGGTAATATGCACAGTTAACGTTGCAGCATTAGAAGCATTACTATTATAAACACTAATAGTTTTAATAATTGCTACAGTTGCTGTCGGAACTGTATAAACAGTTGTTAAGTTAGTTGTACTTAATGATGTAATTGCATTTTTGTAAATATTAGCCATTACGATAAATACCATTGTGCAGCTTCAATAGGTTCATTGGTTTCTGCTTGTGTTTGAATTGTATTAAAATTTATTCTTAATTGATTGAGTAGTCTCAACATATACTCTTTACTATAAGTATCATTTGAAGGTTGTTCTAATGGAATTCTAAAAGCTGAATTATCACTCATCTCAATCCATCCGGTCTAACATCAAGACGAACATCACCTAATCTCCATCCGTTTTTAATGTCATTATTTTCAATTCTAAGTCTTATTTGTCTGCCCCTTGCTCTTATATTGCTCATTTCTGTTGAGCTGCTTACGGAAGCTGTAGTAGCTGACACTAGCTCTCCAGAACCAGAAGACCTAGTTTTAACTGTATAAGTAACTTCAGGTGCATCAGAAGTGCCAATAAATTTTATATCTGGTAACAATCTTCTAATAAAAGAAAAATGATCTCCGTCATCAATATCAAAATCTGCACTTTCAATATAAGCAGTCATTGCATTACCATCATCATCATATCCAGTTTCATGGTTATATATATAGCTAGTTGAGGTTGCTATAGGCTTTTCACTAGTTACACCCGCATCAAGCCAAGCTGTCCTAGATAACTGACCTATAGTCCAGTTTTTTTCTAAATAATTAAAAGTAACATAACGATCAATTTCTTGTGAAGAAGAAGAACAATAAAACCAAGTTACTTCATTAAATTGTGCGTTTCTACTAGCAAATACTTTGTATGCTTGAGAATAATTAAAATCTTCAAATACATAAGCTCTAACAGAACAAGGCATAGTTTGTATGCCTCCGCTGTATACATAAAAGTTATCTTGATCCATGAAATAAACTACGTTATTGGCATTAACTGCAGCATTTGGCGAAAGTAAACTAACTCCTTCTGTAACTAAATCTACTGAAAATACATAAGGAGCACCTATAAATCTCATGCTATAAATAGATGTATCAGTCCAAATAATTATTTCTTGTCTTGTTTTTAATCCAGCAATAATAATTGAACCTGAAGATAGACGAACATCGCCTGCTGAATTTGCTGTTGTTGGAGTCCAATCTGCTGCATTTGCTTGATCAGACCATCTTATTTGCATAAAATCTATTGCACTACCACCATAAGGAGTACAACCTAAAGCAATTAAATGTTTATCTTTTTCTGAGACAATAACTTGTAAAGCATTAGCAGGGGGATTAGAAGCTCCTCCTAAATTAGCTAAAGGAACAGCTCTTGTTGTAACTCCATTAGATTTATCCCAATAATAAATTGCTCCAAATCTTCCGCAAGCTACAAGATCTTCACCAAAGTTATCTAACGACCATAATCGCAATTGAGAAGAAAAACCACTTGTACCACTTCCCCAGCTAGTTTCACCCCAATAACCAGAGCTAAAACCAATGCCATCAACATATACATCTAAACCTATGTTAATTTGATAAGCACCATCAACTCCAGATCCACCATTACCTGTATCGCTTGAGTTAGCTACAACTGTATCCCCTGATGTATCTTTAGCTGTTATAACGTAATTATCAGCATCTGTAATAGAATCTATTTCGTATTCTTGATTTAAAACAGCGGCAGTTACTACACCGCCTAATGATGCAGCTCCAGCAATAGTAACAAAATCTCCTTTTACGGCTCCATGATCATCGTCTGTAGCTGTAATTGAAGATGATCCATTAGCAGCACTAAACACAATACCATTGGTAGTTGTGGCTCTAATAGGAGTAATATCACTATAAGCATTACCTTGCAAAAGATATAATTTTTTATGAGTACCTAATGCAATAAATTTGTCACTATCTAAAGACGACCATTGTAATAATTTTCTAGTTGTACCAATAAATGTTCCAGTAGTTCGTTTTTTCCAGCCACCAATTTTTTCAGGGCGACCTGATCTAAACCTAATAAAATTAGAATCATGCCAGCCACCTTCGTTGCTGTAATCTGTCCCTTCTTTGTTAATTCCGGGATTAAATGTGTAACGTACCAAAGGCATTATTTTTTACTTTTTTTTACTTTTACTTTTTTATATGCTTCGTTCTTTTTTGTTTTTGGGTTATCCGCAACAAATTGACCTTTTTTAGTTCTTGCTCTAACTGTCTTGTAAGAACTAGGAGAAAAAAAAGATTTTATTTTATCAAAAAAACTCATAACGTTTCCTTTATTTAAGCTGCCTGTACATCCCAACAATTGAGATTAGCAGCGACTGTTCTACGTTCACCCTTACCTTGAAAGGGATAAACCATGTGTTGTA